GGAACGATACACCACAGAAGACGGCGCACTTGAGAAAGAGATGGCCGTGATCGAAGAGCAATTGCTCAACACCCTCAATGAATCGAACAGTAACAGCATGAGCACCAACTCTGCCGTGATCATGCGTTCGGTGCGTAAGCGGTACATGCCCACGAACTGGGACGCTGTGTACAAGCTGATCGAGAAGCACAAGGCGTTTGCCTTGCTTGAGAAGCGCATCCACAACGGCAACATGAAAGATTTTCTCGAAGAGCATCCCGACGAGTACCCTGCCGGGCTCAATGTTGACAGTCGCTACGCGGTGACGGTACGCCGCAAAAACCAAGGAGAATGAGATGACCAACCAAGTACAGACCTTCAAAGAAAAACTGCCCGCGCATTTGCAGCGCGTTCAACTGGACGACTTCACCAAGGCGTTCACATCCTCTGGCGGTTCCGTCAAACGCATCTCGCTTCGTGGGCGCGTGTTCCGTATGGTCGATGGCGGCAAAGAGATCGCCAAGAACAAAGAACTGCACCTCGATGTGATTGTTGTGAATGGCTCCACGACTGTGCAGAAGACGTATCACGCCAAGTCCTACGACCCGGACGAGACTTCGACTCCCGACTGCTGGTCCAGCAATGGTGAGCGGCCCGACCCCGAGGTAGAGGACCCGCAGTCTTCCAACTGCAAGGAGTGCCCGAAAGCCATCAAAGGCTCGGCGGGCGGCACCAAGACTTCGTGCCGGTTCTCCCAGCGTATCGCTGTCGTGCTGGCTAACAACCCCGGCGGCGACGTGTTTCAACTGGTGATCCCGTCGAAGTCTTTGTTCGGCGCGGGCGACATGGAGCACATGCCCTTCCTTCAGTACGCTCGCTATGTCGGCAACTCGGGCTTCAACCTCAACATGCTGACCACACGTCTGATGTTCGACACGGACAGCGATGTGCCCAAGCTGTTCTTCAGCAACGTCGAGTTCCTCGATGTGGACACGCACAATCTGGTCATCGAGCAGGGTCAGACCGCTGCGGCAGTCAACGCTGGCAAGCTCTCGTTTAAGAAGAAGGGTGAGACCGCTGCAAGCACTGAGATGCCCAAGCTCGTGGCACCGGCTGGGTCGGCTGCGGCCAAGGTCAAAGCAGAAGAAGCAGCAGCCAAGCCCGCTGCCAAGCCTAAGGCTGCGGAACCCGCGCCCGCGCCCGCACCAGCCAAGGACACGGGGCTGAGCACCCTTGTCGATGAATGGGGTGACGACCAATGATTGGCTATACGCTGTATATGCAGCAGGTCAACAAGTCCGCCGATACCAAAAGGCTCGGTGTAAAGTTGGGACGCCACTGCATCAAGAACAGTTTGTCCGTGGTTGCGCTGGCCAAGGAGTTCGGTGTGAGCCGTCAGACCATCTACAACTGGTTTTCCGGTAAGACTGAACCCACAAAGCAGCACACTCCACGGATCAAAGAGATTCTTGGTTTGTAAAAGTTTGGGGGTGGCTAGTTCGACGGAACGAACGGGGCGTCCGTCAGCCCCTGCCACCCTCCATTTATTTGACGTGCAGATAGGCAATCATGGCGGACATTGATTTGCTACAGAAGGTCGTACCACAAGTTGACGGGTGGTACTGCGTTCTTGGGTTGTTTCAAGGCGAGATTCGCTCCCAGAAATTCTTCAAGACGCTCGATGAGGTGCGTGAACGAGCCGATGAGTTGGTGGCGTTCAAACAAGACGCGTTTTTCGCGCTCGGTAAATTTGAGACGAACGAGAACAGGACGGCACGCAACTGCAAGATGTTGCAGTCGTTCTTTCTCGACATCGACTGCGGGCCGACCAAGGCCGCTCCTGACAAGAACGGGCGGGTCAAGGGCTACATTGATCAGCAGGCGGGCATGGCTGCGCTCAAGCAACTATGCGCTGCGCTCAAGCTACCCAAGCCAACCATCGTTAACTCCGGGCGTGGCTGGCATGTCTACTGGCCGCTGACCGAGCCGGTGGAGCGGGAGACGTGGCTCGATGCAGCGCACACGTTCAAGAGCCGGTGTCTGGAGAATGGCTTTCACATCGACCCCGATGTGCCAGCCGATGCTGCCCGTGTGCTCCGCGTACCCGGCACCAAGAACTTCAAGGACGACCCGGCACATGACGTTGTGGTGATGCACGAAGCTACGGCCATCAGCTTCGATGCCTTCGTGGCCAAGATTGGTCCGCTGGTTCCACGCAAACCCACATTCCAACCCAAGCCGCTGGACGACTTCACGCGGGCCTTGATGGGGAACAAACAATCTCGGTTTAGGACCATCTTGGAGAAGACGGCCAACGGCACGGGCTGTGAGCAACTGCGGTACATCATCCTCAATCAAGACAAGGCCGAGGAGCCGATGTGGCGGGCAGGGCTGTCCATCGCTCAGCACTGTGTGGACCGGGACAAAGCCATCCACATCATCTCCAACAAGCACCCGGACTACACCCCCGCTGCCACGGAAAAGAAAGCCAGCCAGATCAAGGGCCCCTACACCTGCGAAACCTTCGACAACTTCTCGCCCGGCGTGTGCGACACCTGCCCCCATCACGGCAAGATCAAGTCGCCAATCGTGCTTGGAAACGAAGTAGCTAGATCAGAGCCCGGAGAGGTAATCGAAGAGGCTAATTTTGCGGAGGCTCAACCCGAGTTTGTAGTACCAAAGCTCCCATATAAGTACTTTAGGGGCAAGAACGGTGGTATCTACAAGACCGTCGCACAAGGGGAGAAAGACGACGAGGGCAATGAGATCGAGGGGGAGTCATCCGTACTGCTGATTTACGAGTACGACCTGTTCATCATCAAGCGTTTGTACGACCCGTCCTACGGCGAGACCGTCCTGATTCGTTTGTCGCTACCCAAGGACAAGGTCAAGGAGTTTTCCCTCACGCTCGTGGACGCCTTGAGCAAAGACGAACTGCGCAAGGCGCTTTCGTTTCGTGGAGTTATTGCGCTGCCCGCGCAAATGAATTTGATCCTGACGTATTTGGTGGCTTGTGCCAAGGAACTTCAGGTTACACAGGAGTTGGAAATGATGCGTTTGCAGTTTGGCTGGGCCGATGCAGACAGCCGCTTTATCTTGGGGGATCGGGAAATTGGCCCTGCCTTCGTGCGGTACAGCCCGCCATCCAAGGCCACCCGCGAAGTTGCCGCTGCGCTGCGCCCCATGGGCACCCTTGATGAGTGGAAACGAATCGTCAACGTGTACAACATGCCGGGGTTTGAGCCCCACGCTTTTGCCGTTTTCTCCGCGTTCGGGGCCCCGCTGCTGAAGTTCCTGGGGGTCAAGGGCGGCATCATCAACCTGATCAACAATCGCTCTGGCACCGGCAAGTCCACGATTCTGCAAGTCATGAACAGCGTCTGGGGGCACCCGGATGAGCTGATGCTTCAGTGGCGTGACACGCTTAACGTCAAGCTGCACCGCATGGCGGTCATGAACAACCTGCCGCTGGGTGTGGATGAGATCACCAAGATGAGCGGGGACGACTTCTCTGATCTGGCCTACAGCGTGACACAGGGGGCTCCACGCCGCCGCATGAAAGCATCCGCCAACGAGGAGCGGGAAGCGCAGGGCTACTGGGCCACCACAATGGTGTGTACATCCAACTCGTCCATGACGGACAAGCTGGAGGCGCTCAAGGCCACGTCCGAGGGCGAGCTTATGCGGCTGATGCAGTACAAGATTGAACCGACCGGCAACCTTGAGCGGGATGAGGCCAAGCGGATTTTCAGCCGGTTGCACAGCAACTATGGGGTGGCCGCGCAGCCGTACGCTCAGTTCCTCGTGCAGAACCTTGAAGAAGTGATCGAGCAGATGATGAAGGTGCAGCACCGCTTTGACGCGGCGGCGGGCATCGAGAGCCGTGAGCGGTTCTGGTCAGCCATGGTGGCCTCCAACATCTTCGGCGGTATGGTGGCCAAGAAGCTGGGTATCCACGACATCGACTGCAAGCGCGTGTTCGACTGGGTGGTGGAAGAAGTGAAGGTGATGCAGAGTTCTATCAAACTCTCGTTTGAAGACTACGCCACCATCCTCGGTGAATTCTTGCTGCACCACAACACAAACATTCTGGTGGTGAACAAGCGCAGCACGTCCAAGAACAATGTGGCGGCTGCACCCATTCTCACGCCCAGAGGATCACTGCTGATCCGGTACGAACCTGATACTAAACGCCTATTTATCATCAGGCAAGTACTGAAAGAGTATTGCGTTTCCAAGCAGGTGACGTTCATTGAGATGCTGGCGGCGCTCAATAAAACCGGTGCATTCATAGGCGAAGCACGGACCCGGCTGGATGTAGGCACGGAGATCAACGCGCCCCCGGTGGTTGCCCTTGAATTTAACGCCGACCTGTTAGGGATTTCCCCTACGATCTCAACTCAGGGCAATGAGAGTTGATGGAGTAGAGTACGTCATCGACTGGGAGAACTTCACGGTAGGGAGTTCTTTTTTCTTGCCGTGCCTACGGGACGAAGAAGGGCGGCGGCGCGTCGAACAAAAGATGAACCGGCTGGGGTTCAAGGTGCTCGTCAAGGTCGTCATCGAGGACGGCATCCGAGGCTTGCGAGTCTGGAGAGTGCCCAAGTACAATGAACCCGTTGGCTAATGCAGTTGCCAACTCCTCCTTGGTTGGAAGAATTTCGCCCCGCCGTAACTGGCGGGGCTTTTTTACTCCTCGTCCTCTCCGGTCAGCTTGTCGATGTAGTCCTCATCCAGCAGGTAA